TGAAATCAATACAACAAATATGATTTTAGATATTGCAAGTAAATTATATAGACAAGGATATACTGAAATCTTTATGGTTGTAGGTAGTGATAGAGTAAGAGAGTTTGAAACAATCTTAAACAAATATAATGATGTTAAAAGTAGGCACGGACACTATAACTTTGACAATATAAATGTACTATCTGCTGGCGAAAGAGATCCAGATTCAGAAGGTGTATCAGGTATGTCAGCAAGTAAGATGAGAACGGCAGCACAGAACAAAGATTTAACATCTTTCAAAAGTGGATTGCCTACAGGATATAGGGACGCAGAAAAATTATTTAAAGATGTAAGAAAAGGAATGAGATTAGCAGCGGAGTTTGAATACTCTAGTGATTACAGACCTATTAAAACCTTACAAGAATTTGAACAGAATCAAATAAGAGATTTGTATATTAGAGAAATGATCTTTAATATAGGAGATAAAGTTAATAACATTAAAGAAAACATTAATGGAAAAGTGATAAGAAAAGGTACAAATTATATTGTACTAGAAGATAACAACAACAATTTACACAAGGCGTGGATATGGGATTGTTTACCTATATCAGCCGATAGAGAGGCACAAGTGAGAGAATACAATTTAGATATAGATTATGGTTTTGAAGCCGTATCAGAAAAGAGAGAAGAAGAACCTGATAAAGTAAAAGAATCATACGAAATTGGGCACGATTATGCTCAACACACAGTTAAAGTAACCCCAGGACAAGATGGTTATGATCCAAATTATGAGGGTGGAGCATATAAACCAGCAGTAGATGGTACATCTGGTCCAAAAGTAGTAGAAAGACCAATAAGTACAGATATTTCTGTAAAAGATATAAATGATTGGTCAACTTCAAGTGAAACAATAGATAAATATAAGGAACGATACAAGGAAGAATGGCAGAAAAAGTTATCTGAAGTTGTATCTAAAATGATAAAGAATTATAATGGATAAAGAACTTGATAAATTTATAGAAGATATAAAAAATAACACACCAAACTCGGAACAGTTTGACGAACTAGAAGAAGAAGAAGATGAAGACACTAAAAGAAGTTAGACAAGGTTTAGAAGAAGCATCCGAAGCAAGTTTAAGTGATTTGCAATTTATTAGAGCAAAGACTCATAGTAATTCACACTTTGAAACAAGAAGATATATTGCAGACAAAATATTAAAAGACAAAAAATTAGCGAAGGCATATGAGGCGTTAGAATTTGTCCATAATAATTATGCTAGAGTTATTGGAAATGACGCAGTTACAACTAGACAAAGACTAGAGAGATTGTTAATGAGTGAGTTAAAAAGAAAAGTTAAAAATTGGGATAATGTTTATTCAGCATTATAAGAAAATATGACACACATAAGAACACTATTAGATCAGATGGCACAAATTGATGAAGGCAGAATGAAAGATATTTTTACTGCTGACCAAGAAGGAAAATCTGCTAAAGAAATTGCTAGAAGATTAAAGTTACCATTAGGTACAGTTAAGAAAATTTTAGGTGAAGACGAAGAATTAAAAGAATTTACAAACACTCAATTAGACTCATTAGCAAAATCATATGCTTCAATGCAAGGTAAAACTATTTCAATACCTAACGCAAACAAATTGAGAAAAATTTTTGATAGAATACCAGATGGTAGATTAAATGATTTAAGAAAGAAAAAGATTCCTTTCTTATCTGGTCTTGCTTTATCTCGTATGATACAAAAAGGTATACCAGTTAGAGAAGAATTAGAATTAGAAGAAGATAGTAATAAAACTTATCAAGTAAAAGATGAAACTGGTAAAGTAGTATTCACAGGTAAGTATAATCAAGTTTTATCTTATCGTAAAAAAAATGGTGGGGAAATAGTTACTGAAATAATAAGAATAAGACCAAAGAATGCTATTGGTGAAAAGAAATCACCATTTAGATTATCATATAGCAAACAAGGTACACACGCTGGTTTTGAAGACGCAGATACTTTATCTGATCTACAAAACAAGGCACAGAAATTAAGATCAAAAGGTTTTACAATTGATAAAATGGGTAGAAACACATCACCTGTTAAAGAAAGTAAACAAAAACCTTATGTATCATCTTCAGGTGGACAGTATAGTGTATTAGATGGTGATGGAAAAGAAGTTTATAAAACATCTAATAAACAATTAGCACACGCTTGGTTTAAAAAGAACTATGATAATATTAAAGAAGCCAAAGGAGTTACTTTAGATAAAACTGGTAAAGCAGCAATACTTTATCAGGTGACAGCAAATGTTCCAAAACAAATGTCAACAGATGGTAAAACGGTAATGGTAAGACCTGGTATAAAAAAATATGATGTTGAAGGTAGAAATAAACAGGATGCTATAAAAAGATTTGCTAGATATTTTAAAATGAGATCAACTTCAGGTATTAAAGCAGTACCAGATCCTAGATCCGAAATTGAGAAGTATTATTATGTGCCTAGAAGTAGGATTGATATGTGGCAATATGGCGGCGAAGATAAAAAGGGCAATACACTTTATATAAAAAGTGATTATGAACCTATGGGAGAAACAATTTTAGAATATACAACTAAACAAATCAAACAAGCATATGGTATTTTAAATGATCCTAGATACAAACAAGGTAATTATACAGGTGCTTATAAGGCAATTGAAAAGATTGCTAAAGGTTTAGCAAAACATAAAGATGTTGCAAATGCTTTGAGAAGAGCAAATGAAGAATATGTACATCCAGGTAAGGCAACCTTTGAAAGAATTTGGAGAGAGGTTTCAGATAAACTTAAACTGAAAGTTTTAGACAGAAAAATTAAGAGAACAAAAGAAAAATTTTATAAAAATTTAAGGAGACCATAATGGGAGAGAAATATTTAAAAACAAAAGAAGGTAGTATAGAAGATGTTGTAAAAAACTTACAGAATAAAGTTTTAGAAACAGACTATAAAGATAACTTTAAAAAAGAATTAGACAAGGCAGGCAAACCATTAGGTCATATGACTGGTATGGAAAAGAAAGAATTTTATAACAAAGTTGATAGTGTACAAGAAACAATTAGAATAAGACCAAAAAATTCTCTTGGTGAAGCAAGATGGATAGTATCAGGTACTTTAGGTTATAAAGGTATCGGTGGTATGGATGGTTTTGAAATGGTTATTAATGCTTCTAGTGAACAGGATGCTATTAGAAGAGGAGAAAAAGCACTAGATAAAGCAAGAAGACAAAGAAAAATAGGACCAGGTGGTGGTGGAAATTTAGAAGATGTTGATATAGAAGGTGCAGAAAGAACAAATGAACCTTTGTCAGCACCTGTTACTAATATGCTTCATCATAATGATCCACAAGATGGTAAAACTAAACCATTGGAAGAAAAAGATGGTGCGAATACATCAACTAGAACAGGTAGTGCTTCCAGAGGTGCAAAGAAAAAATATAGATTTGGTTATAGAGTTGCTGAAAAAGATCCATCTATTAAAGAAGGATTTTTTGATACAAAAACTTTTGCACAAATGGCAGAAGATTTAAAAGATGTAAAGAAAAAGAAATCTCCAGACAAAGTTGCTAAAGTAGAACCAAGTTCCTCAAAAGACAGTAAAGATTCACCTAAAGACGCAGACGCATTAGAAAAACAATTAGTAGTTGCTCAAGGTCAGATCAATCTTTTAAAACAAAAAATTGAAAATGAAAAAAATAAAATTGTGAAACCAAAACCTAATAAAGAAACAGGTGAGGTTCCATTAACTATTGGTATAGCATATAAACATATGAAAGAAAAAGAAAAAAAAGAAGGTGATAAAAGTGCTGCTCCAAGTCGGGATGTAAAAGAGTCTAAAGTAAAAGAGAATACTGCTAAGAAACAAAATGCAAGTCAAAGATCAAAGGGTGGAGAAAAAAGTATAATAAGTCATATGGTAAATAAATCTATAAAAGAGATTACTGCTAATGATAATAAAACTTTTGCTCAAATCGCTGCTGAAATAAGAGAAGGCAAGGGTCCCAAGGGTCCTAAAAATGCACCTGATGGAGAGTCTGATAAGAAGAAAGAACAAGAATCAGATACAGACACAAGAGATCCAAAGAAAAAAACAATGTCAGGTAAGATTGCAACTTCACCTGAAATGAATCCAAGAGTAGATTACAAATACTAAAACTATGAAACCTCGTATCTATTGTGATATGGATGGTGTCCTTTGTGATTTTAAAACTGCTGCTCAGAAGGTAACTGGTATGCCCATTATGAAATGGATGTATGCTAGTAAGTCAGAAAAGTGGCAAAAAATCAAAGACACTCCCAAATTTTGGCACACTTTACCTTGGCAGGCAGGTGGAAGACAACTATGGTCTTTTATTCGTACACATAAACCACATATCTTATCAGCATATGTAGAAGAAAACCACGACCCAAATTGTATACCTGGCAAATCACATTGGGCAAGAACTAAATTAGGTCTAGCACCAGCAAGAATCAATCTAGTAAAGAGAGTACAAAAATCTTTATACGCAAAATCAGGAGGTCAACCTGCAATATTAATAGATGATTACTTCAAAAACACATCCCAATTCTCTGCTAGAGGGGGCATTGGTATACTTCACACATCAACATCAAACACTATCGCACAACTCAAAAAACTAGGTTTCTAGTATTCTTTCTTATAAATAGTATCATATACTAACAAATTGAGTACCTTAACAATTAACAAAGGGAGAGAATAATATGTCAAGTTGGACTAAAGCATCCTCAGCAGCAGGAGCGCCTTTATGGGCAGCGACTATGCTGAATGTAGCACCTTCAAGTGCTAATAGAACTTCGTTGTATGAAAACGCTAGTGCTAATACTTTTATAAGTGGAGCAACTAACGGTTTATTTAACTACAACGCTTCTGAAACGCAATCTGGAAAGGTTGCTCATTCAGGTTGGGTTCTAAAAACGACAGGTTCAGGTGGCAGAGCAGGTAGAGTATCTTATACGACTCTAGTTTGCCTAACATCTAACGCATAACAAATAAACATATAGGGGCGCTTTGGCGCCCTTATATATACTATATGAACAAAGTGATCTAGGTGTATGCCTAGAGTAGCATTCCCCATAAGGGGTTAACAGGAGAAACAAATGGCAGATAAGAAAATAACAGCGTTAACCGATCTAGGTGACGCATTGGCAAGTGTGGATTTGTTCCACATAATTGATAATCCATCAGGAACACCAATCAATAAAAAAGTTACAGCAGAAGATGTATTTAATAATATACCTTCTTACATAGGATTAAAAGATACAGCACAAACAATTTCAGGTGATGGATCTTCATCTTTAGCAGTTGAAGTAACAGGGTCAACGACTCTAATTAACGCAACAGCAGCAGGATGTCCAGTAACTTTAGCAGATGGAACTGACGGTCAAGTAAAAATAATAGTTAACACATCAACGGCAGGAACAAATGCAGTTACTATAACACCTACAAATTTTAATGTAGTAGGTACGAAAGTAAACATTGACGCCCCAGGTTTAAGTGTAATTTTATTTTTTAAGAACAACAAGTGGAATATAATTGGTGGCAATGGTCACACAGTTTCGTAATAAGGAGATAATATAATATGTTAGATCAAAAATTTTTACAGGAAGAACTTTCTGTATTGAAAGCTGACTTTGATAAAACAAAGAAACAAATTGAAACCGTAGAACGAGAAGTAATTAGTATGAGAAATAATTTGAATGCTGTCTATGGTGCAATGCAACAAACTGAAAAACTATTAAAGTTGAGTAAGGGAGAGAGCACAAAAAATGAAAAAGTTTAAACAATTCGTTAAAGAAGAAGACTTAAAAGACTTTGAAGAAGATGTTTTAGGCGCAACTCAACCTGAAAAAAAGGTTGAGGTTAAAAAAGAAAAAAAAGAAGTAGAGGAAAATAAATGAAAACTTTTAAACAACACGTAAATGAATCAGGTTCGGATAAAACTGCTTCTGCTGTTGGATCACAAACTACAAATTCAGTAGAAGATGGTGCAATAGGAGTACATAATATCCAGGATGCTGATGTTTTAAAAAGAGTTAACGGATTTGTTGGTGCTATTGCCGAAAGGGAATATTTAAAACCTCAATTTGCAGTTGACGAATTAAGAGAAAAGTTACAAAGAATTGGTCTTACAGTATCACCTTGTGATATTAAAGGAGATTCTGGTAAAGTAACTGCTGAAGTGAAACAATTTGGTGGAAGATTTGGTAAAGATACCGATGGTTCTGATATAAATGATGATGGAATATCTCATAAAAAAGAGGGTGGATTAAAGATGGAAGTATCTTATGAAACTCTTAAAAACGGAACATCAAAGGTCTACGCTAAGTTAGTGTAGTCTTAATGTTCAAAGAGATAACCAAAGATAATTGGTTGCTGTATGCACAGCAAAATTATGATAATCCTACGCTTGAAGTAAGTAAGGAATTTAATGATGATGTTAAAAGATTCAAGTATCTTAAAAGGTTATTTCGTAGATATAAGATTACGAATGAAATAAAAGTAAGACTAATATTAAATCATATAATAGTTTTACAAAATGTTTTTGGAGTAGAAGCCGCTTGTGTATTACTTTTATACAAGATTGATAAACAATATTGGTCAATACTAAAAACAGTTTTAAAACATTTAGATTATCTTTATCCACACGAACTTAATGATGTTCAAGTAGATGAGAACATTAAAAAACTATTAGAGGAACTGTAATGGCAACTAGAGGAGTAGATTTACTAATCGCATATAGAGTTATTAAAATGCTAGTAACACCTTTTGAAAAACACAATGCCTTTAAGTATGGTATCATTGATAAAGATGGTAATGTACTGAAGAAATTTACAACGATTAAAGGAACACAAGAAAAGCGTTCCTATACTGTATTACATAGGTTTGTTTTTAATTTAAAAAGAATACTTGCGAAAGTAGGTATTAAAGGTAAGTTAGGATCATTTGCAGTTGCAGCCGCTTTATTATTAAAAGAGAATAAACAGTATTCAAATCATAAAGATGTAATAGAGTCTACTATTATTACATATTTAAAAGACAACAATCTTTATGAAGATATATTAAATGAAAGCAGAGAGATACCAGAGTTTGATACAGACGATCAAATTGTTTGTAACTGGTTTGGTGTTGATGTATATGAAAAAAATGGAGAATTAATATCGGAGTTTGACTATGCCAAAACATTATAAAGAAATGATGGACGAGATCATCAATAAGATTGATGAAGACGCACCAACGAATGCAGTAGGTACAGGTGCTAATGTAGCACTTCCACCTAAGCACGAACCAGGTGTTAAGAAAGATAAAAAAGATCCGTTAATGTTCGCTCAACCTATGAAAAGAAAAATCAAAGAGAGTGATGACAATAACAATGTAGTATTAAGAGGTGTTATTGAAAAGATAGAAAACATTGAACAAAAATTGGATGAAAAAATTTTAGGTAAAACAGAATTTAAAATAGAAGAAAAAAAAGAATACAAAACATTTAAGGAAAAATACAATGGTTAAATCGTTAAAAGAATATCTAGGTATATCAACTATTAAAGTTGGTGGATTGGATGCTTTACAACCTATGGCAGCATTAAGTAGAAAAGGTACTGATACATCACCTAAAGGACCAGGTGGAAGAAGTGCTAGACGAGTAGGTTTGTCAGCAGGTGTTGGAGATTCAGTTAGCACTTCATTAAATCCAACTACAATGAAACCAGTGGATGCTATAGGAACAGTTAGTTTAAAGGCGAGTAAAAAAAAGAAATGAGATAAGTGATGTGGCCTGATTATGAGGTTGAAGATAGTTTTTTATATCATAGACATTTTCATACCATAAGAAATATTGAATTTGATACAAAACCTAACGAGTGGGATATCTATAAGCATAAGATATACAAAGACGGTAAAATAGAAATAGGTTTTCAATCATCATCTGGTAAAGATGGTATCTCTCCATTAACTGAAGACAATATAAGAAATATCCACGAAGCATACCACGATAAAATGTGGCAATGGTTAACAAAATTAGCACCAGATAAAGTACAACACTATCAATATACAGAATTAAATGTTGTAAATAATGGTAGAGATTATGTCTTCCCTATCCATAGTGATAGTAGAGATAAACTTTTAAGTGTAGTAATATATATTGCACCAGAAACGAATGAGGGTACTTGGTTATATGAAGATAAGTCAGGTAAAAATCCACAGCAAATAGAGTGGAAACCAAATCGTGCTTTTGCATTTAGCAGAAACGATTATACTTGGCATAGTTATAAAGCAGATGGAATAAAAAATAGATTAGCACTGGTTTATAATCTTCGGTCAGACAAGTATTGGAAAAAGTAATGTTTAGAATATTTGGAATTTTATGTATAGTAGGTTTTAGTGGTAGTATAGATTGTACTACACATTATAGAACTGATTTACGAACCTATAATACACACGCACAATGCGAGGCAGCTCAACCTGCTATAATGGAAGAAACTTTGAAAGCATTTGAACTTAATAATATGAAATGGAAAAGTTTTCAAATGGGTTGTGAAGAAATAACTGCTGAAGAATATAAACAATGGGAGCGTGAGAGAAATACACAAGGCAATATGTTAGATGATGTTATATGATAAAGTATGGAGAAATTGAAAGTTTAAGTTATCATAATAAAGAAGTAAAATTTTATACACCTACCAAGAAGACAGCAGGTAGAGTTAAGAAAATTTTTAGAAAAGAACCTATTACGATAACTTGGATGGATAATATGCAACCAGGTGATGTTGTAATAGACATAGGGGCAAATGTAGGTATGTATTCTCTTATGAGTGCTGTAAGTAGAAGTGTTAGAGTATATGCTTTTGAACCTGAGGCAAGTAATTATAATTTGTTATGTCAAAATATAAGATTAAATAATGTAGGAGATAGAGTAACTGCTTATTGTGCTGGCAATTTAGACTATGATGGATTTTCTGTTTTAAACATAGCAAAAAATAGAGATGTTGGTCCAGGTGGTTCTTGTCATACAGTTGAGGCAGAATTAAATTTTGATTTAAGTCGTATGAGTGTTGCTTTTAAACAAGGTATTAATACTGTTATGTTAGATACATTTTGCAAGCAAATGAACATAGTACCAGATCATATTAAGATGGATGTTGATGGTTTAGAACATAGAGTTATCAACGGTGGGTTAGAAACTATAAAAAAAGCAAGAACTGTTATCATAGAATTGAATACAAACTTAAAAGAACACAATGACGCAGTATCAAAAATGAAGTCATTAGGGTTTAAACTAGATGAAAAACAAGTAAAAGACGCATTAAGAAAGGGTGGAACTTTCCTGGATGTAGGGGAGCACCTATTCTATAAATAGAGATAGAAGAACATAGAGGATTATATGGAACTAATAATAAGTTTAGCAATGAAGTTTTGGATGTGGACTATATTAATTATAGTAGCAATCCTAGGTTTAATTATCAATTTATTTGATAAAAAGAAACCTAGATGCTATACATTTAGATATAAAGATATGCCTGTGTTGAGACCATTACCTATTAAGACAAAGGGTAAAGGTTTCTTTAAAGGTATACTACTGTGGATTCTCACTACAAGAAATTGGGAAATCGCAGAAGATTTTAATTATGAATTAAATAACAAACAATTTGTCATACCCGCTGGGTTTAAATTTGACGGTGCAAGTATACCAAAATTCTTGCACACATTTTTGTCGCCAGTTGGGGTGCTTTTAATGGGAGGATTGGTACACGATTATGCTTATAAGTACCAGACACTATTAAAAAAAGATAAGAAAGAAACCCTTGGAGTTATATCTCAAAAGCATTCAGACGAAATCTTTAGAGATATTAATATCGGAGTTAATGGGTTCTATCTTATGAACTACCTCGCATATTGGTCGTTAAGACTAGGAGGTTTTTTGGCTTGGAACAAACACCGTAAAGTTGGTGCCAAGATAAACTAAAATAAAGGAGAAGACATATGTTTTCATTCGTAAAAGCAAGAGCAAAAGAAGTATCATCATTACACGGTGGTGGTTTAATAGCAATTGGTTGCATAATTTTATTTGCAGGCAATATTGCTACAATTGCTGCTTGGGCTTCAATCGCTTGGGGTCTGTGGGCAATTTGGAAAAAAGACTAACACAATGTTAGGTATTAGATTATTTTTTATTGGAATACTCGCTAGCGCCGTCATTGGCGCTGGCGTTTATGTTATGAAGTTGAGAAGTGATAATGCTATATTGAAATCAAATGCTATCAAAATGGAATCAGCAATCGCTGACCAAAAAGAATTATTAGAAAGTCAAAAGGCAGACTTCGCAGAAATCTTAAAATCAAACCAAGAAATGAATAAATTAATAGGTAATTTAAAGAATGACCTAGACGATTTAGATAAAAGATTTAATAAAAAGAATAGAGATTTTGGCAAACTTGCCATAGAAAAAACAGAAGTTATTGAAAGAATAATGAACAAAGGTTCTGAAAATGCTAAAAGATGTATTGAAATAGCAAGTGGAGCAGAACTAACAGAAAAAGAATTAAATGCTACAAAGAAGTCTGAAATTAATAGGGAGTGTCCGAGTATTGCAAATCCATCGTACATTCCATACTAGGTATTGAAAATGAAAAAAGAATGGCAACCATCTACTGGAAAACACGCTGATGAACAGTTGATGAAAGATTTTATAGACAATGGTGGTAAAGTAGAAAAAGTACCTGAAAATAAGAGAGCATACAATGGCAATAGAATCAAACCTCATTTAGCAAACAAGAGGGTGGCAAATGCGTAAAACAATATTACTATTATTAGTATCGCTATTTTTTTTAACATCCTGTTCGGGTGTAAAAGAGTTAACGATATTTAAGAAAAAAGTTGAGCGTGAAAAACTCAATTTAGATAAACCTACACCATTACAATTAGAACAATTAAGATGGATCATTATTACTAGTGAGAATGCTGAGGAAGTATTCAAAAAACTAGAGGAAGAGGGTATTGATCCTGTAATATTTGGTCTAACAGATAAAGACTTTGAATTACTTGCAAAAAACTTCGCTAGAATTAGAAATCAACTTAAAATCACCAATGATTTGTTAGATAAATATAAAGAGTATTATGAACCTGAAAAAAAAATAGAGAATAAAGATGAGTAAGAATAGAATAGATATATCAAGTGAATCGGCAGTAAGTATGCCAATGAAAAACCTAATTGCTATAATAGGAGCAGTTGCTATAGGTGTATGGGCATATTTTGGTGTGATTGAGCGATTAAATAAATTGGAAACTAATACAACATTATTAGAAAAAGATTTAACACAATCAGAAGAAGCTCTAGGTGCTGATATAGAAAAGAATAATGAATTTAGGATCAAATGGCCAAGGGGAGATTTAGGTTCCCCACCTGCTGATTCCGAGCAGTTTATGTTGATTGAATTTTTATCAGGTCAAGTGGAATCAATTCAAAAAGATTTGCAGAATATGATGAACAATGCAGTTAACATTGAGAGATTGCAGAAGGATATGGAGAAGGTTCTGGCAGATGTTGAAAAATTAAAAGACAAAATTAGAAGTGTTAAGAACGGACACTCAACAGGAGAATAGGTATGGACGCAACAACACTAGTCACCATCATCACAATGTTTATTGTGACCAATACTTCAAGCGAGTTTGTTAAGTATGATGGATTAATGGACTGTTTAAAGGACAAAAGAAAAATTGAGAAGATGAAAGATGGTCGTAGAGTTATTTGTGGTCCATCTATGGCAGAAGTAGATAAAGATGGCAACATTGTTAGTATTAAAAACAAAATGCCTGACCAATCTGGTAGTTTAAAATTAGGTGGTACAGCGAAGTCTTTAACAGAAAAGAAAAAAGAAAAGAAAACAAAAGTATTAACGCAATAGGATAGGTGATATGAAAAAAATATTAATGAGTTTATTGGTTGCTTTATTTTTAGTAGGTTGTAATACAACAAAGATTATTAAAATAGAACAAGAAGTCGGTCTCTTAAAAACCGTACAAGAAAGAGGTTATGTTATTTGTGGAGTTAATGCTGGTTTACCAGGATTTTCTGCTCAGGATGACGCAGGAAACTGGAGTGGTTTAGATGTAGATTTCTGTAAGGCAGTTGCCGCTGGTATATTTGGTGACGCAAGTAAAGTAGAATTTGTAGGATTAAATGCTAGTCAAAGATTTCCAACATTGGCGTCAGGTAATATTGATGTACTTGCAAGAAACACAACTTGGACAATCAGTAGGGATGTAAACTTAATGTTTGAATTTGCTGGTGTCAATTACTATGACGGTCAAGGATTTTTAATACCAACAGATT